CTATGGGCAGAGGCAGTCGGATACTCCTTAATTATAAGTGTACCTTGTGTCTTCTTAGATAGGTTAGTAACCTTATTTTCAAACATCTGGCGTGGGAGATCAACCAGTTGCTGAATCGGTACATTGAGAAGGTTTGCATCAATTCTTTCTGCAATTCGCTCTTCCGCCATTTCAAGAGTGATATAGAGAACATTCCTACCTTGCAGTAAGACGGAACTAGCCACATGACACATGAATAGCGATTTCCCAACGCCCGTCCCAGCGAGAGCGATATTGAGAGTCTTATTAGGGATACCACCTTTCGTGATTTTGTTGAAATATTCCAGATCAAATTCGATCTTATCTTCTTGACGGTGGTAAAACTCATATCGCTCCTCATAGTTTTGAAGATAGTCGTGACCGATATTGTTATCAAAACTTACAGCAAGAGCATCAGACAAGATAGTCGGAATAGCATCCCGATTCTTCTTATCGTCGTTACCATCAGCAATATGGATTGACTCCATAAGTGCAAGATAGATAGCACGGTCACGACACCACTTTTCAGTAGTATCAAGTAACCACTGTTTATCTACAGGAAAATCATTTAAAGAGTTATTGATTTCCCTAACTTCTTTTATTTGTTCTTCAGTTAAGTCTGTACGATTTTCTACCTCAATATTAAGTGCTTCAACTGTAATTGCCGAACCATACTTAACAATGAATTGGACAATCTCTTCAAAAATGACCTTCTCGGTCTTTTGCTCAAAATAATCTGGTTGAATGAAAGGTATGACCTTGCGGGAATAATCTTCATTGAATACTAAGTTTCTGAGAATGGTTGTCTCAATTCGTTCCATAAGAGAATTGTTGTTTCGCGGCAGCATCAAGTTGCTGCATTACTTCTTCGGTAAAATACTGATCAGGATTTTTCAGAATCTCTTTACCATAGATTTTCTTACCATTGATCTCATAACGTCCCGCCACATTCTTCCAAAGACCTGCTGTTTCACCAAGTTCCAGAAGACCATAGTAGCGATCAAGACCACGCTCATCATAATACAGACGAACTTCTACATCTTGATTTTCTTTACTCAGACGCGACTTAGCAGTCTTTGCCTTGATAATGTTTCCAATGACTTCTGTTCCATCTTTTTCCTTTTTCTTGCTGAGATATATGATAGTAGAAGCGGCGTACTTAAGACCGCTACCACCACCCATCTCCTTAGTAGGAACATAAGCACCGATGACATCGTAAGTGTGGTTAGTAACAATCATTGGAATATTTGCCTGCCCCAACTTAAGAGTGAGCATACGGAATGCACCTTTAACAAGTTGCGATTTGGTCATATCACGAACTTGTTTGTCGTTGAGTGCGTCAGTAATTTCTTTCTCTGTTGAAAGCATACCCAGAGAGTCTAACACAAACATACAAGGTTTGCGTTCATCTACAGGTTTTTTTAAGTAAATATCAACTGCCTTGAGTGCCTTGCTACGAAACTCTTCAATAGTCACAACATTAACTACAACAAGTCTAGAAAGGTCAATACCTCTTGACTCTAAAAGTCCTTTATTAATAGCAGCCTCAGTGTCAAAGTAGAGACAATAACCATCGGGGTTAGTATCAAGAAAGTTCTTAACCACGGCGAGAGAGAAAAAAGTTTTTCCAGTAGAAGACTCTCCAGCAATAGCAGTAATCTTATTCCCAGATACACCGCCAAAAATAGAACCTGAAACCAGTGCATTAAAAATGTATGAACCCGTATCAACATACTTTTCTGTCTCATCAATATCTGCAGCAAGTTGGGTATATTCACCGCCAACTTCTTTTACAATTTCTTTAAGAAAGTCCATCACGCTACCATCCCGTATTGTTCACGAAGAATTTTTTTATAAGGCAAACCCTGTTCTTTCAGTTCTTTTACCAGTTTAAGTTTTTGATATAGTGCTGTGTCTCCACCAAGAGACATAGCATTAATAATAGTATTCAGTTCTTGATCATTAATAGGAAGATCCATTAGGCAAAAAATAGTTCAAGGTTTACAGTTTTTTCAACATTCCATCCAATTGAATCGAGAATGGACTTCAATGGGTCTACAAAACTCTTTTCAAATTGTAAGTCATAGTCAATGTATTTGTCAAGACCAAGTTCCTTTGGAAAATCTTGAATGAAAGAAATGATGTTCTCTTGAATTGTGTTTGGTTTTTTCAAGTATACAAACTTAATCTTTTCACCATTACCAATCAGAGAATACTTATTAGTCAGTTTCTTCTCCTTTATATAATGATTGAATAAAAGTGCTCCACGAATGTGAATTGGAGTTTTATGGGCATAAATGGATGATGACGACTGGTATTTACGAACATCAGATGCAGTTCTTGGAAATGCGATTTGTTCTGGAGGAAGAGATCTAAACTCTTCACGACACTTATCAATAAAGTTAATCACATCTTCTTCAGTTCCACTCATCATTAACTTGAGTCCATCCTTAATCATTTTGCGACAAGGTGCTGGAGTTGATGACTTAACTGCTTCAATACCCATCATCTTCAGTTTGGGTTCTTCATATCGAACTCCTTCACTATCCCAGACATTGAGAATATAACGCTTCTTGGCAGTCCAGATTCCACGTTCGGCAATGTTCTCACGCTTCATCTGCATCTTCTGGTCATAAGCATTCACATACTCAGCCAGTTCTTGGTAGCAACCTTCAATATACTTTTCAAGTTCCACTTTACAGACCTTATCAAGGAACGTGACAATGCCTTCAGTAGTTTTCTCTCTTCCCTTGAATATAGTTTCAACCAAAGGACCCATATTAAGGTAAATAGAATCAGTGTCTGAAGCAATAACATAATCAACCTCACTAGTTTTTAAAAGTTTGTTGAGATAAGCATTCATCTTGTTCTCAATCCAACGGATAGAAACCTGACCAGACAAGGTGATTGCTTCTGCGTTTGCTAGTTTGTAATAACGGAAATACTGATTGCCGATAGCACCATAAGCAGAGTTAAGTTGAATCTTCCTTGCCATTTGGATGTTGTTGCAGCGAGCAATCTCTTTTTCCAGTTCTTTTGTCTTTTTCTTTTCATACTCCTGTTTTGCCGCAAGCATTTTCTTTTTGTAGATGGTACGGTCCTGATAGATTTTCTCCATTAGTTCAGGAAGGAATCCACGTACATCCTTACGGAACATTGCCCCGTTAGCACAGACTGCCTTGTCCTTATACAGTTCAAATGTAATGTCCTGATTCAGAATCTTATCTACAGTTACAGTCGGATGCCTCTCATCAAGAAGAGTCTCAGGTGAGATATTATATTGCATAATAAGGTGAGGATACAGGGAGTTCAAGTCAAAACTCACCACCCAATCATACTTACCAGGAATAGGTTCTTTAACATAAGCACCAGCATACTTAGAGTCTTTATCTGAACGTTCCTTAGGAGGAATGACAATGTTCCTCTTTTTCAGATAGTTGTAGATAATCGTATCCCACATCCGCACCTGTGAAAACACATCAGCATAGTTTGCCTTAGCGTCATATGCCATCGTGATTGCAAGTTCAATCAGTTTCATCTTGTCTTCCAAACGGTCAACAAGTTCCACGTCAATGATGTTATATTCTACAAACTTTTGCCAACCTTTTGTATAGAAGTCCTTGAAAGTATCAAACTCAGAGTGGTCCAGTTTCTTCTGTCCCAGTTCAACATTCGCAATATGGTCGAGACGATAAGACTCCTGTGCCTTATAAGTGAACTTCTTATAAAGATTTAGATAATCGAGTTGAGTAATACCACCAACATCATAGGAAATATGTTTACGACCAGCGATGTAAATCTCCGTTTCAGTTACAAGTCCCCAAGGAGAAATACGTTTCATTAATTTTTCACCTAAAACACGATCTAGGCGACGAACAAGATATGGAATATCATAAAGTTCACTATTCCACCCAGTCACAACTTCTGGAGTATTATCTTCAATCATCCACCAGTTGATGAAGTCATTAAGAAGGTCATACTCACTAGAAAAAGAACGATACTCAACATTCTTCTGCTGATTTTTGAAAGGACCTTGACCCCAGGTGCGAATCTTTTTAGATGAATAATCCTGAATGGTAATTAATAGAACTTCCTCTGCAGCAGATTCCACATCAGGAAATCCATTCTCTGAAGCAACCTCAATATCAAGAGTTGTAACTTTGATCTTACTAATATCAAACTTTAGTTCCTCTTCAGGATACATCTCAGAAATATACTGATAGATATATCCTGTATTCCCGTAGATTTTAAAGTTTTCTACACCATCATATCTCTTTACAAATTCACGACAGTCACGAACAGAACCAGGTTGAACTGATTCAACATACTCGCCATTTAGAGTTTGATATTTAGTTTTTTTGTTAGAAGGGACAA